CCGCCGGCTCGCGGAGGAGGGCGGCCCCGTGCCGGCCGAGCGGGTCGCGGCAGCCCTGCGGGACAGCGGCCGGGTGCTCGGCAGCGCGGCGCTCGCGGAGGTGGAGCCGGCCGTCCGCGCGGAGATCCTGGGCGCCGGACCCCTGCAACAGCTGCTCGACGACCCCGAGGTGACCGACGTCCTCGTGAACGGACCGGGCGAGGTCTGGGCGGAGCGCGCCGGGCGGCTGGTGCGCGTCCCGGTCGACCTGGGCGACGCGGCGCGGGTCCGCGAGCTGGCCGTGCGGCTCGCGGCCGCGGGCGGTCAGCGGCTCGACGACGCGCGCCCGGCCGCCGACGCCCGGCTGCCCGACGGCACCCGGCTGCACGCGGTGCTGCCGCCCGTGGCCGACGGCTGCACGCTGCTGTCGCTGCGGGTCGTGCGGCACCGCGCCTTCACGCTCGGCGAGCTCGTCGGCAGCGGCACGCTGGCGCCGCAGGTCGCGGACGTCCTGCGCCGCCTGGTGCGCGCCCGCGCGAACCTGCTGGTCTCCGGGGCGACCGGGACCGGGAAGACCACGCTCCTGTCCACCCTGCTGTCGTGCGCCGACCCCGGGGAGCGCATCGTCTGCGTCGAGGAGGCCGGCGAGCTCGCACCCCGGCACCCGCACGTCGTCCGGCTGCTCGCCCGGCGCCCGAACGTCGAGGGTGCCGGCGGCGTGGACCTCGCCGACCTGGTGCGGGAGTCGCTGCGGATGCGCCCCGACCGGGTGGTCCTCGGGGAGTGCCGCGGCGCCGAGGTCCGCGAGGTCCTCGGGGCACTCAACACGGGGCACGACGGCGGCTGCACCACCGTGCACGCGCGCAACCTCGGTATCTAGTCCCGGGGGATGGGCCGCGTCGGTTCCGGGCTCGGCGCCCACGCTCCGACGACGCGCACGTCGCACCCGCGCGCACCGTCGCGCCGGACGACCCACACCGTGCACAGGCCCCGCAGCATCGGCGCGAGGTCCTCGGCCGGCGCCGACCCCCACGTCTCGAGCAGGCGCGCCGCGGCCATGGCGTGATCCGCGCTCGCGGAGGCGCGCCGAGTGAGCCGCTCGAGCGTGGCCTGCGCTGCGCTCTGCTCGGCGACCAGCGCGTCGCGCGCCGCTTCGTAGGCGGAGGTCGGCACGATCCGCCGCGCGTGGTCCACGGTGAGCTGCGCCAGCGCCCGAGCGGCGTCCGTGACCGCCCGAGCCGCCCGATCGGCCTGCACCCGAGCCGCGGCGGACGATTGCTCGGCGCTCGCGGACGCGGCGCCCATCTGCGCCTCGACGGTCGGCAGCCACGCCACGACCGCGGCCTCGGCGACGGAGTACCTGACGGACGAGCGCCGGCACCCTGCGCGCAGGCACGAGAGCCTGGGCGCCTGGGTGCCCCGCTTGCGGGTCTTCTCCCGCTCGTAGGTCAGCGTGTACCCGCACGCCCCGCAGCGGGCGACCCCGGACAGCGGCGTCGACGCGCGCCGGTGCCGCGGCGCGACCGTGGTTCGGTCGGCCCGGGCGTCGAGGTAGGCGTCCCACGTCGCGGTGTCGATGACCGCCGGGTGCGCGCCGGGCAGGTAGGTCCGCTGCGGGCAGCGGCCGACGTCGGTCCCGGCGGGGTGGCGGGCGGTGCAGTCCGGGTCGTGCACGCGCAGCAGCCCGGCGCCGAAGCCGCTGTCGAGCATCCGGCCCAGGGTGTCGTGCGAGTACAGCCCGCCGCGGCTCGTGCGGATGCCGAGCGCGGTGAGCCACGTGCACAGCGCTCGCAGCCCGGCGCCGGCGACGTACCGGCGATAGGCCTCCGCCAGGATCGGCGCGGTCTCGGGGTCGGGCTCGAACCGGCCGTCGTCGCCCGGCCGGTACCCGAAGCGCTGCCCGCCCGAGTGCGGCAGTCCGGCCCGGCGCCGGCGGGCGATCGTGGCCTTCCATCCCTCGCCGATGGCCTCGGCCCGGTAGGCGTGCATCTCGGCGAGCATGCCGCGCTGGAACCGGCCCGCCGCCGTCGTCTGGTCGATCGGCTCGGTGGCCGACTCGATCCGCCCGCCCGCGGCCTCCACCTGGTCGAGCGCGACCGCCCACCGCAGGCGGTTGCGCGCGGTGCGCGACAGCTCCCAGACGACGATGACGTCGACCTCGCCGGCCACGACCCGCGCGATCGCGGCGTCGAGCCGCGGCCACCAGGCGGACCGAGCCCGCGACCCGGACTCGTCGATCCCCTCGATCGTGTCCACGACCTCGTACCCGCGCCGGGCGCAGTGCTCGCGCGTCGCGTCGCGCTGCAGCTCCGGCGCGATCATCCCCTCGCGCTCCTTGGACACCCGGATCAGGAGCAGCGCCCGCTCGGCGCGCTCCGGCACCGCCCGGAGCCGAGCCTCAGCCCGCGACACGAAGATCCCGCCCCCGCTGCGTCGGGATCCCAGCCCGGAGCGCATCCGCCCGCCACGTCTCGACGACGCTCGCCGTCACCCCGAGCTCACGCGCCAGCGCCCCCGGGTGCGGCCCCACCAGCCGCTCCGCCGCGGCGTAGGCCGACGGCGAGATCAGCAGCCGCGCGCCGTGCCGGTCCGCGAGGCGCTCGCGGTGCTTGTGCTCGCGCGGGTCGTCCGTCCAGGTGTGCCCGTAGTGCGCGTGCCCGAGCTCGTGCGCGAGCGTGACGCGCTGGACGGTCTCGGTCCGGCGAGGGTTGAGCAGGATCAGCCCGCTCGAGTGGTACTCGCCGGCGCGCCGGCCGAGGTCCCGCCACGCGACCCGCACCCCTCGCTCCGTCGCGAGGGCGAGCAGCTCCTCCATCACGACACCGCCCCCTGAGCGACCACTACGGCTGGTCCTGCTGCGCCTCGACCTCGGCGTCCGGGTCGTACCCCTCGGCCGGGTCGGACGCCGCCGGGTTCAGCGTGATGAGGTCGTCGATGTCGTCGTCGCGATCGCGCGTCGGGAACGCAACGATCGTGGCGGCGGTGGACCGCGCGCGGATCTCCTCGGCGCGCGCCATGAGCTGGTGCGGCGCGATCCCGAAGGCGTCGGCGACGAGCGCGAGCTGGTCGATCTTGATGTCGCGCTCGGCGAGGAGCATGCGCATCAGCGTGCGCTCGGGGATGCCGGACGCGGCCGACAGCTCCTTGACGGTCATCCCGGAGATCGCCCGCTCAGCGGAGATCGCCTTGGCCATCGCCTCGTTCATGTCCACATGGACACCCTAGCGACCTGCACGGACATCATCAATGCCCAAGTGGACAGTGGTTCGTCTTGACCACTGCCCAAACGGGCAGTACGTTCGCCCACATGGACAGCACGCTGAACTACCAGCAGGCGCTCGCAGTCGAGGTGAACTCGGCCATCGAGCGTGCCGGGAAGTCCGCCCTCAGCGTCGCCGAGGGCACCAAGATCCCCCGCACCACGCTCCTCCGTCGCCTCGCCGGCGACTCCCCGCTCACCGTCATCGAGCTCGCGAAGATCGCGACGTTCATCGGCGCCTCGCCCGTCGAGCTCCTCAGGGCCGTCGACGACACCCGCACCCCGAACGCGGCCGCGGAGCGGAGGGCGTCGTGAGCCGCCGTCCGGCGTCCGCTGTGCCGCACCTCCCCACCCGCGACGAGGTCATTGCCCGCGCCGACGCCCGGTTCTCGGCGATCGTCCGCGAGCAGGACGCCCTCTCGATCGAGGACGCCGCCCGCGCCGCGCTCTGGCGCGGCGGCCCGTCGTTCGAGTCGATCGTCGAGCACCTGTCCGCGGTCCGCGACGCCCGGGCGCGCCGCGCTCGCGGCGAGCACGTGCCGCCGATCCCGCCGCTGTCGCTCGCCCGCGCCGCGCACCTGGACGCCGAGCGCGGCCGCCGCGCCTTCGCGGCCTGACCGGCCGCAGCCCCGCGAACCCCCCGGACACGACGAAGGCCGGCCCCTAGCCCGGACACCGGCCCCCGTCGATCTACCGACAGGAGCAGCATCCCATGAAGACCCTCGCCGGCGTCACCTACGCCGAGCCGTCGGACGCCACGACCTTCCGCGCGCTCGCGGCGGAGTTCGGGCTGTCTCCCGCCGAGGCGCGCACCGCGCTCGAGCTGGGCCCCGACCACCTGGACGACCAGCCCCTCACGCCGGTGACCGCGACCGTGTACCGCCTCGTGCTCCGGAGCGCGTCGTGACCGCGCTCGCCGCGGCGCTCGCGGCCCTGCTGGCGCTCGCGGTGCTCGTCGCGGTCCGGTTCCGCCGCCGGGCGCGTCGCGTCGAGGCCGCCTGGCGGGAGCAGCACTGGGAGCTGATCGTGCTGCGCGCAGCGCACGGCGCCCAGGCGCGACTCCGCTCGGCACTGGCTGCGTCCCGGCCCGCTCCGTCCACCCTCGGGGATGTAGCTGCCCATGTGTCGGGGATGACCTTCGACGAGGTCGCCGCCGCCACGCAGGGGCTGACCTACGAGGCGGCGGCGACCCGGCTCTGCTCAGGCGCCAGCGCGGAGCTCGGCGACCTGCCGCTCGAGGGCAGCGATGGCGGCGACGAGACCCTCGGTCGACGCGATCGGATCGAACGTGACGTCGCCGAGCCGGGTGTGCACGCCGGGCACGAACCCGATCGCGCGGATCAGCTTGGTCGTGATCGGCAGGTCGGCGGACGCCGCGGCGGTCTCGACGATGTCCATGGTTCTTCTCCCTCGGTCGGACGGCCCCCGGTTGGCGCCGGGCCCGTCGGCGGTGCCGCGGCGCTCGACACGCCGCAGGCAGATGACCCGACCGTAGAGGAGACCACCGGCACCGGTACGGGGTTCTCGGTCCCCCAGGTGCAGGTGGACACCCCGCCCGGGGACGGCGAGGCGTTCGCCCCGTCCCCGGGTGAGGGCACCGAGCGCCTCATGCCCCCTGCTCAGGGGTGGGGCTGCACCTGCGGAGCCTGGGGGCGCCTCCGTGCGGGCGCGTCCCCTAAGGAGATCGTCGACTTCGAGCAGCTCCGCGAGAACCACGACGCGGTGTGCCCCTCGGGCGGTGCCTGGTGACCGCCCCCCTGACGCGCTGGGCCGGGGAGGTCCTCCCCCCTGCGGCCGCCCCGGCCCGGCGTGACCGCGCGGCGCTGCGCGCCCGCTCGTGGCCGGCGCGCGTCCTCGCCGCGGTCCTCGACGTCATCCTCGCCGCGGTCGAGATCCAGGTGCTGCCGCTGCTGGACGCGCTGGCCGAGCGGGGCGGGGGCGGGCCGGTCTCGCGCCGCCCGCAGCACCGCGCCGTGTCCTACGTCGAGCAGCTCGAGCGCGACCTCGCCGCCGCCGACTTCTCCCTGCCCACGTACCTCGCTGGACGGAGCGCGCGATGAGCCACGAGTACCCGAGCTACCACCGCGACTGGGCGCTGCCCGCCGCGGAGCCCCGTGAGCCCGCGGCGTCCCGCCCGGCCGTGAAGGCGGCGGTCCGCGCCGTCGTGCTCGTGGCGCTGGTGTCGGCCGGCGTGGCGTTCGTGCTGGCGGTGACCCGGTGATCCGCGTCCTCGTCGTGTGCCTCGTGGCCGCGCTCGTGCTGGTGGTGTGGGTCGTGCTGGACCCGTCGCCGTCGCTCGACGGCGCGGTCCTGCCGCCGGCGCTGCTGATCGTCGCGGTCACGCTCGTGGTGGCCGCGCACGCCGAGCGGACGCGGGGCCGGCCGTGAGCGCCGCGACCGCGACCCGGGCGGCCGTCGTCGAGACGACGCTGCTCGACCTGACCGGCGACACCCCGGCGGCCCGGTTCCTCCACGTCATCGAGTCGATCCCGCCGCGGACCCGGTTCACGGTGAACGACATCCGGCACCGCCTCGACGCGGCCGACGTCCCGAACGCCGCACGCGGCGGGCTGATCTCGGCGGCGAAGGCGGCCGGGCTCATCGAGCTGTCGACGATCTCGGCGTGGGGCCGGCACTACCCCGAGCGCGTCCCGTCGACCGGCGGGTCCGCGAAGCGCGCGACGGTCTGCGTCTACCGCCGCACCGGCGCCGCCCCCGAGCCTGACCCGACTCCCGGCGGTGCGTCGTGAAGGGCCAACGGTCGCGCTGCGCCGCGTGCGGCGCCGAGATCGTGCTGGTGCTCGTCATCCCCGAGCTCCCGTCCCGCTCCGGCCGCAGGCGCATCCCGCTCGACCCGACCCCCTACGACCCGGCGACCGCCGCCCAGCGCCCCTCGCACGCCCTGCCGATCGCGGGCACCACCTGCCGGCCGATCACCACCGACCACCCGCTCATGCCCCACGAGCGCCCCGCCATGACCCACTTCGCGACCTGCCCGTCGCGCCACACCCCGGAGGTGACCCGATGACCGCCCTGACGCGGCGAGAGCAGGTGCTGCTGCTCGACACCATCGGCCCGGGCTGGATGCTCACATGGATGCTGCTCGACGACGCAGGCATCGACCACGTCCGAGCGAGCTGGCTCGGCGGGCACGTCCGGTCGCTCCGCTCGGGGATCGCCGACGACGGCCGCACCTTCTTCCAGGTCGGCAAGCGCGGGGTCGCGATCGGGAAGATCGAGCCGGAGCCCGCGGGGTTCGTGGCAGCGGAGACCATCACCTGGGCGAGCATCCGTGCCCACCGGGCGTCGGTCCCGGCTCCCGTGATGGCGGAGATCGCCGCCGCGCGCCGGGCGAGCGCCGAGCACGCCTACACGTCGTACCCGAGGTTCGAGCCCCCGGCCGACCCGGCCGCGTACTCCGACGCCTACTTCGAGCACCAGCGCGAGTTCGCGGAGCCCTGGTACGCCGAGTCGAACCGCCTCACGCGCGCGCTCGCCGCCGCAGTGCTCTGCGCATTCCCCCTCGCTGCAGCCCCCGTGCCTGACGGCGAGCCGCTCGACCTTCTCGCGCTCCTCGCGCAGCTCGAGGCGGTACCCGCATGACCGCCCCGTACTTCGCCGACGACCAGGTCACGCTCTGGCACGGCGACGCACTCGCAGTGCTCCGCGACATGCCGGCTGCCTCGGTCGACTGCGTCGTGACGAGCCCGCCGTACTTCGGGCTCCGGGACTACGGCGTCGCCGGCCAGCTCGGTGCCGAGGAGACGCCGGCGCAGTACGTGGCCGCGCTGCTCGCCGTGCTTACCGAGGTGCACCGGGTGCTCACCGACGACGGCACGCTCTGGCTGAACCTCGGCGACACCTACGCGGGCCGGGCGAACGCTGGGCGCGCGTTCACGAAGAACCGCGGCCGCAACGTGCAGCGGGTCGGGTACCCGGAGCAGCGGAACATGACCGCGCACGCTCCGTACAAGTCGCTGCTCGGCATGCCCTGGCGCACCGCCCTCGCTCTGATCGATGCCGGGTGGGTGCTGCGGAACGAGGTCATCTGGGCCAAGCCGAACGGCATGCCCGAGTCGGTCCCGGACCGCCTGGCGGCGAAGCACGAGCACGTGTTCCTGCTGACGAAGGGTCCGACCTACTGGTTCGACCTCGACGCGATCAAGGTCCCGACCACGGGCGCGGTCCCCGGGAACTCCCCGCAGGCCCTCGCCCGGTACGGCGAGGCCGCCGTCGGCGAGGCCGGCCGGCGGTTCGGCGGCAACCCGGGCAGCACGCTCCTCGACCCGCATGACACCCGCAACCCCGGCGACGTCTGGACGATCCCGACACAGCCCTTCCCCGGGGCGCACTTCGCTGCGATGCCGCTCGCGCTGGCCGAGCGGTGCGTGCAGGCGGGCTGCCGCCCCGGCGGCGTCGTGCTGGACCCGTTCTCTGGCTCCGGCACTACCGGTCTCGCAGCGGCACGCCACGGCCGCCGCTACGTCGGCATCGACCTGAACGCGGACTACCTCGACCTGTCGCTCCGGACCCGCCTGCGCGACCGGACGCTCGACTTCGGGGAGGCGTCCGCGTGACCGCCCTCCTGCCCGTGGGCCTCGACCCGCGCACCGTCGCACCGCTGCTGGACCTGCCCGGCCTGCTGCTCGCCCCGACCGGCGGCCCCGAGCACCAGCTCGCCCGCGTCGAGTCGTTCCCTGCAGCCGAGCCCGGCGCCGCGGACCTCGACCTCATCCGCTGCCGCTGCGCCGCCCTGCTGACCCCCGCGGCGTTCGAGTTGCACCGCGACGACCTCCACCCCGACGACGAGGAGCACTGACCCATGACCGCACCCCTGGTGTTCATCGACACCGAGACGACCTCCCTCGCGACCGACCGCCGCGCCTGGGAGATCGCGATGATCCGCGTCGAGCCCGACGACGTCGACCGCGTCGGTCGCGGCATCACCCTGTACGTCTCCGACGTCGACCTCAGCCGCGCCGACGCCCAGGCCCTCGCGATCGGCCGCTTCTACGAGCGGCACCCCCGCTACGCGGACACCCCGAAGGACCCTCGGGTCCCGATGCGAACCCCGGCGCTCGCGGCCGCGCGGCACGAGCGCTCGGTCGTCACGGCCCCCGAGCGGGAGGTCGCCCGGCTGGTCGAGCGGTGGACCCGCGGCGCGATCGTGATCGGCTCGAACCCCGGGTTCGACACGGGGGTCCTCGCGCCGATGCTCCGCCACCACGGGCTGACCCCGGCGTGGCACTACCGCCCGATCGACGTCGCGACGCTCGCGGCCGGGTTCCTGTACGGCCGGTTCGGCGAGGTGCCGTTCGACGGCCCAAGCGTCCTGCCGGCGACGACCGTCGACGCGACGACCTACGCCGACGCCCGGCCGGTGCTCGAGGTCGTGCAGCCCTGGCAGCTCGACACCCCGTGGTCCTCCGAGGCGCTATCCCGCGCGGTCGGTCTCCCGCCGGCGCCGGAGTCCGAGCGGCACACCGCCATGGGCGACGCCCGGTGGGTGCAGCGCCTGTACAACCTGATCACGCTCGGCCGGGTCATCCCGGCCCTGCCGGCCGCTGAGGCCGAGCCCGTCGGCGGTGCGGCATGAGCGCCGGCGGCACGATCGAGGTCCCGGTCTACCTGCAGGTCGAGCCCCGCGACCGCGGGTACAACTTCGAGACGGGGCGCCACGACGGCCCCGCACGGTCGGCCGCCGTCGTCGCCACGACGGCGAAGCGGCCCATGAAGCCCCGGGCCGGCACGGTCACGGTGAAGGTGACCCTCCGCATCCCCGCAGCGGCGTTCGAGCCACTGCGCCCCGAGGCGGTCGTCGTCATCCCGACCGACCTCACCGACCCGCACCCGGTCGAGGTCGAGGCGCAGGACGCCACGGACGGCGGTGCGGCGTGACCGCCCCGGCGACGGTGTGCACCCGCAAGCCCGGCTCGGTGCGCACGTCGTGCCGCTGCGCCCCGTGCCTGCGGCTGCGCGCCCGGATGTACAACCTCGCTCAGCTCGGCCGCCTGTCGGGCTCGCCGTCCCGGGAGGCGTGGAAGGTCCTCGTCGACCGGGTCTCCCGCGGCTGGTCCGCTGGCGCGATCGCGTCGGCCGCCGGCGTGCCGGCGCAGACCATCTACGGCCAGCTCGAGCGGTACGCCGCGACCGGTCACCAGGGGCCCCTGCACCACCAGACCGCCCGCGCCATCCTGACCATGGGCCGCCCGACCGAGGGCTTCGTCGGCACGCTCGGCGCGACGAGACGGCTGCAGGCGCTCGCGGCGGCAGGCTGGCCGATCGAGCCGCTGACCCGCCCGGGTCTGGCGACGGTGACCCTGTACGAGGTTCGCGCTGGTCGCCGTCCGACCGTGACGGTCGCGGTCCACGATGCGGTCGCGGACCTGTACGACGCGCTGGCGATGCGGCCGGGGCCGTCGGAACTCGCGCGCCGCCGGGCGCTCGCCGCCGGGTGGGCGCCTCCGATGGCGTGGGACGACGACGCCATGGACGACCCGGCCGCGGTTCCGCAGGGCATCGACGGCGCGACCGCTGACGGCGTGGACGAGCTCGCCGTCCAGCGGGCGGTCGACGGGATCCGCACCGACCTCACGCCGACCGAGCGGGATCTGGCGCTGCCCCGCATGGCGTCCGCCGGGATGTCCGACCCGGCGATCGCTCGCGTGCTCGGGATCAACGCCGAGACCGTCTACCGCAACCGGAGCCGCCTCGGCGTGCCGACCGCAGTGCCGTCGCCCACCGCCCGGACCCGGAGGGCGTCGTGATCTTCGACGAGCCGATCCCGGTCGAGTGCGGGAAGTGCGCGCCGTCCACGGCGACCGGCGCCCGCCCGAAGTTCACCGACACCCCCGACGGCCGCCGCGCCCACGCGAGGGTCTTCGGCCACATGCCGGACCACGTCCACCACGACCCGAACGGAGCGACCCGGTGATCGGACACGACCTCGCGCCGATGGAGGCCTACGGCCGCCGCCTGTTCGGCATCGACACCCCCGACGACGAGCCGGCGACGACCCACACCTTGACCGTCCTCCTGCACGTGGACCTCACCGCGTTCGAGCGGGCCCTGGACGACGTCGCCCACGCGGCCGCCGTGGCCGGCCGCTCGTTCGCCCGGCTGGACCGTCGCCTGCGCCGCCACCGCACGCACGTCCACGAGACGCCCGAGCGCTCGCGGATGCATGCCGCGTACCGCGCGAAGACCCGCCGGCGGCACCGGTGACCGCCGCGCCGTCGCCCCTGCGCTGGTCGTGCTCGCACCCGGGCTGCAGCGCGACGAGCCCCCTGCACACCCACACCCCGCGCCCGACCCCGAACAGGAGCCCCCGATGCGAGTCCTGACCGTCCGCCAGCCCTGGGCGTGGGCGATCATCCACGCCGGCAAGGACGTCGAGAACCGGATCCAGACGCTCGGGCCCTACCGCGGTCCCGTGGCCATCCACGCGGGCCTCGGCGAGGTCGACCGGAACAACGACGCCAGCCGCGCACTCCGAGCCGCGCACGGCACCGAGACGCCGACGCAACTCCACTTCGGCGCGGTGATCGGCGTCATCGACCTCACCGACGTGCACCACGACAACACGGTGCGAGGAGCGAGCCTGCACTGCTGCTCGGACAGCGACTGGCACGGGCGTGACCCGCGCTGCCCCGGCATGTGCTCGCCGTGGGCGATGGCCGACCACCACCACCTCGTGCTCGCGAACCCGCGTCCGCTCGCGCGCCCGATCCCTCACCGCGGCGGCCTCGGCCTCCGCCGTGCGCCGGCCGACCTCGTCGCCGCGATCACCGAGCAGCTCGGGGCGGTGGCGTGATGGCCTTGGTGGAGACCCTGAGCCGCAGCACGCCCGTGGCGCGCACCGAGCACCCGTGCTCGATGTGCGGCCGCACGATCCGCCCGGGCGAGCGCTACCACCGCTCGTCCCACGTCAACGACGGACACGCGTACACCTGGCGCAACTGCGCGCACTGCGAGGTGCTCTCGGAGCTGCTGTGGTGGCTCGACGTCCCGGACCAGGACTACGGCCTCGGCGCGGACGACGTCGGTGAGTGGGAGCCGGAGACCGTCACCCACCTTCGCCTCAAGGCGCTGTGGAACCGCGGCTGGACCCGCGAGGACGGCGCCCTGCACCCGGTCCCGAGGATCGTGCGGTGCCGCGTGTTCCACCCCTGGCGCGAGATCCCGAGCTGGTTCCAGTGGCACCTGGACCAGGGCGCCGACGTGAGCCACTGGGTGCGTGGCACGTGGTCGCGCCCGGTGCTCGCCGTCATCTTCGACGAGGCGAGCGCCTGATGGCCGGCGACCCGACCCTCGCGCACGCCTACGCCGAGGCGCTGCGCCTGTACGCGAAGGACGTCACGACGATGGCGCTCGCGGCCGAGTGCGGCACCCGCGACGACCACGCCCGGGCGGCGCTGCGGACGACGGCGACGTGGCAGAACGAGGTCGAGCCGGCCCGCCGCGCGTGGGAGGTCACGGTCCCGGTCGACTACGAGATCAGCAAGGACCGTGAGGGCTGATGGCCGCGAGCGAGAACCGCGCCGCGGCGTTCCACCCGGGGTCTGGCCCGGGCGGCGCCCTGACGACCGCCGAGTACGCCGCGGTCCAGGCCGCCGGGATGCGCGAGGCCGACCTGCAGACCCGGGTCCTGGGCCACGCCCGAGCCCTGGGCTGGCTGGCGTACCACACGCACGACTCCCGGCGCTCGCAGCCGGGGTTCCCGGACCTGGTGCTCGTGAGCGAGCGCCGGGGCCGGGTGATGTTCCGCGAGCTGAAGACCGAGCGCGGGCGGCTGTCCGACGACCAGCGGACGTGGCTGCGGGCCCTGACCGCCGCCGGGATCGATGCCGCGGTCTGGCGCCCGGCTGACCTGCTCGCGGGGCGCGTCCTGCACGAGCTCACTCACGACACGAAGGAGTACCGAGCATGAGGACCGAGCACCCGAACCCGCCGCTTCCCCCGCTGACCGCCGAGGACTTCGACAGCGGCGCGGGCTACACGTTCCGCGGCGTGCCGATCGTCGAGGACGAGGACGGCAACTGGGTCTACGCCTACGGGCACGTCGACCCGGCGACGTTCGCCGGCGCCGTGAACGACTACGACGGTGAGGTCGCCGGCTGCCTCGACCCGGACGACCTGTGCGGCGCCGACGCCGTCGAGCACTGCCACGCCATCACCCTCATCGGGCCGGACGAGCCCGACGGCTGGTGGATTACGTGGGGCGACGTGACCGCCGAGACCCCCGGCTCCTTCCCGATCACGGTGGTGTCCCGATGACCGGCTCCGTGTCCTGGCAGCAGGAGTTCGCCGACCTCGCGGACGTGACGCTGCGGCACCCGCTGGTGGTCGACGTGATGGCCGAGCTCCGCGACAACCTCGGCGTGAGCGAGACCGGCCTGCCGGCCTACGGCATCGCGAAGGTCGCGCACTACGCGGCGCAGGTCGCCCGGGCTCAGGCGCTGGGCATCGACCCCGACCGGCTCCGCATGGGCGTCGACACGCTCACGGAGGACCCCGGCGGCGAGGTGTTCCGCCTTCACGTGGCCGTGCGCAGCGGTGGCGCCTCCTGGGGTGACTGGCGGTACTTCGAGGACCGCGACGAGCTGCGCATCGCGGTGCTCGAGGCTCACCTCGACGCGCTGGCGGTGGGTGAGCAGTCGCGCCGTGGCGGCCTCGTGACGCGCCTGGCCGCGCGGTGGCGCCGCGATCGCCCGACCGACCGGCACGTGCACCGGGTGTTCGCCGTCGAGCGGCACACCGACGCTGGCTGGGTCCCGGTTACGGTCCACGTGATCGAGCCGGCCGTACTGCTCGCCCCGGCGGTGGCCCGATGACCGAGGACAGCGAGCGACTGGCCCGGGACCTCTGGGACGCGGACGTGGACGCCTGCCTGACCGACATCGAGGAGGCCGGCCACACCGTCGAGCACGACGAGGACGGGCAGCCGGTCGAGTGCGTGGACGCGTGCCCCGCCTGCGCCGCGGGACGCCTCCGCGGGCTCCTCGCGGGCCGCGAGGAGCCGACCCCGCCCGCCCCGACGATCCGCGACGCGGTGGAGGCCTGGTACACCGACGGCTTCGAGGGCCAGGCGGTCCTCACCGGCTGGTACCTGATTGCCCACGGCACGGGCTTCGCCGGCGACGGCGGGAAGCTCGCGCACATCGCCCAGGACTGGGGCGACACGGACATCGTCGCCCAGATCGGCCTCACCGAGTACGCGCGCCAGCGGGTGCTCGACCGGATGCGGGAGGAGACTCGATGACCGCCGACGGCACGCCCACCCCGCGCACGGGCGAGACCATCACTGTGCCGCGGCCGCACGTCCCGACCGGCCCGAAGGACGTCGACCGCGACATCGCGGACGTCGCGTACCTGCGCTCGGCCGTGCGCAACATCGAGTACGCCGCGAGCCATGGTCGCAGCCTGTGGGGCTCGGGCGTCACCATGATGCTGATCCGACTGCTCACCGACGCTGCTGACGCGATCACGGGCCTGGACGCCCCGCCGCCGGCCACGACGGACAAGGCGCTGTGCGCGCGGTGCGCGGTCGGCGTCGACGCGGAGCGGGTCGCCGAGGTGACCGCGGTCCTGTCCGCCGCCACGCAGCTCGTCCTGGTGAGCGCGATGCGCCCCGAGGAGGCCATCCGGTCGACCGTGGCCGCCCTCGCTGTCATGTCAGGGGCGCACAAGGCGGCTGCCTTGTACGACGCCGCACAAGGCCGCGACCTGGTCCGCGAGCGCCTCGCCACCGCCGAGGAGCTGCGCCAGGACATCGGCCGCATCTCGGCCCGGAGCGCTGACGGCGTGCCGACCTCGGCTCTGGCCGTGGCGCTCGCGGACGCGGGCTGGGTGAAGGTCCCGCTCGCTGAGACCTCCGGGGGGAGGTGAGCGAGATGCCCAAGGACGAGACGAGCGACCGCCCGCGGGGCCCGCAGCGGTGCGGGTCGTGCGACGGCGTGATCAACCTGGCGACCGGCGAGTGCCGGTGCTCCGACTGAACGGAAGGTGTGCCGGTGGCCTCGGTGGTGATCCCGGAGCGCGCGATGACCTACGCGGTGGTGTGGGACGACCTGGGGCTGCTGAAGATCGGGCGTGCGTGGAAGATGCACCGGCTGCGGCGCCTGACGGCCTCTGGCGGGCGGGTGGTGATGCTCTGGCGCGACACCCCGGCGGGGTTCGAGCGGTACGCGCTGCGCGAGGTCGGGCGGCACTTCGAGCGGGCGTTCGCGAGCGCGGACGAGTCGCTCGGGGTGCTACCGCACGGGCGGGGCTGGACAGAGGTGTTCCGGGTGACCGCGGGGTCGCTCGGGCACGCGATGAAGATGATCTTTCGAGGAGTGGCGCGGTATGAGCGTGACCAGCAGGCACCGCAGCGTGCCGCCGACGATGTTCGCGGACGAGCTGCTGATGGAGCTGCCGGCGGCGGTGCGGCTGACGGGGGTGGGCCTGCACTTCTACGCGGACGACGAGGGGCGGGCGCCGGCGAACCCGGCGCTGCTCAAGGGGCAGCTGTGGCCGCTGGACGACGAGGTGACCCTCGACGTGATCGACGAGCACCTGGTGGCGCTCGAGGACGCCGGCTACATCCAGCTCTACACCGCGGGTGGTCGGACGCTGCTGGCGGTCGCGGAGTGGCCGGCGACGGACCGCGGGAAGCCGTCGCGGCTGCCGCCGCCCCCGCCTCGCGAGGGTGTCGCGACGTCCTCGCGAGGCTCTCGCGAATCTCTCGCGGTAGTGGAGGAGAGGAAGGAGAGAGGAGGGGGTGCAGGAGTGCAGGGGGGTGCAGGAGGAGGCGGGGAGAGCGCGGGAGGGGCGCCCGCCGCGACCACCGACGAGCCCCGACCGTTCTGCGCCAAGCACATGCCCTACGGGACCGACACCCCCTGCGGTCCCTGCGGTGGGGCCAGGAAGCGACACGACCTCTGGCTGCAGGACCAGGTGACCGCAGCAGTAGCCGACCTCGACGGGAGCGCCGACCGATGACCACGTTCGACCACTGGGCCGTCGACCGGGAGGACCTGTACCGCTCGGTCCGCGAGCTCGTGGACCTGCTGCCCGAGCTCGTCGCGCTCGTGCCGGAGCAGGCCGCCGCGCTCGAGTCCGAGCCGGGTCTGAGCGGCACGACCCGGATCGCCCCGCCGATGCCGTGGAACGCGGCCGCGGCGCTGATGTTCTACGAGATCCACGGCGACGCCCGTCGGTTCGAGTCGCTCCTGACGATCCGGCTGTCCCGCACGGCGAAGTTCCGCGGCGGGTCAGGCAGGCACACCGTGGAGTGCCTGCAGGGATTGCCCCTGCTCGTCGAGCACGGCCGCGCGAGCGGCTTGCCCGACCTCGACCTCGTGGACGTCACGCAGGCGCTGCTGACTTGGCCGAAGCGGGTGCGGGTGCTGCTCGGCCAGGAGCGTGACGGTGACGCCCGACCGACCCCGGTGCCCGGCGGGGCGTGCTGCCCGGAGTGCAGCCGGGACCTGGTGCTGTCGGCCGGCTGGCGCGCGCTCGAGGCGAACGCGTCCGCCGAGTGCCCGTCGTGCCGCGACGACGAGACCGGCCGGCCGCTGCGGTGGCCGGTCACCGAGCTGGTCGGTCTGCCGCAGCACGAGGAGCTGCTGACCGCCGAGGACGCACGGCACCGGTTCGACCTGTCGACATCGGTCCTGCGGGTGTGGAAGCACCGCGGCCGGATCCACCCCTACGGCCGGAACGACGCCGGTCGTCCCCTGTTCCGGGTCAGCGACATCCGCGCGCTCATGACCGCCGCCGAGCAGCCGTGACCTGGTGAGTCTGGGCCTGTCGCGGCCGCGTTGACGACGGAACCACAGCCGTGTAACTTTCCGGGTGCAGAGGTATGCCAAGGCCCGGACCGACACGGTTCGGGCCTTCGTCATGTCGGGGGGCGCGCAGATGGTCGCCAGCCGCACGGGCAGCACGGCGTACCTCCGGTCTCGCCGGATCGTGCTGACGAGGGCGCGCCGGCAGGGCCTGACGCACTGCCCGGGCTACACGGACGAGGCCGGGGTCTACCACCCGTGCGGGGTCGAGCTCGACTACGTCACGCCGCTGCTGGACAACTCGGCCGAGACCGACCACATCGTCGAGTACCGGCACGGCGGGACGGACGACCCCAGCAACCTCCGGGTCCTGTGTCGCCGGCAGAACCGCGAACGCAGCCGTGAGCGCGCGCCGGTTGCCGTCGCCCCGCCGACCGACTTCCCCGTCTCGCAGGACTGGTGACCCCCCGCCGCCGGCCGCGCCGGCGGCGGGGGTGGGGAGGGTCCCCCCTCGGGGCCCAGGGGGCCCGCCCCCCCGGGGATAGCGGGATCTCTCCCCGCGGGCCGTGGGGGGTTGCGTCCGCGTTTCGTCCGCGTTCTTCCAGGTCAGGTCGCATGCGGTCTGGTCAGCGGCTTCGGTGCGAGGGGGGGCGAGCACGTGGACGACGGGGAGCGCGCGGAGCGCAGGTTCCGACGTAAGGTCGGTCAGGCGCTGATGGCGGCGCTCGAGGCGGTGCCGGAGATTCGGCCGCTGCGGTGCACGATCCACGACCAGGCCCTGTCGGACTGCACGGCCGAGGACCACGGGTGCACGGTGCTCGACGCCGAGCCGTACCCGACGGCGCTGCTGACGGGGTTCGTCGTCACCGTCCAGTTCAACGTCCCGAAGCCGGACCCTGACCACGATCCGACGGAGGGTGCTGCGTTCGTCGCGCCGGACCAGCCCCGCGCGACCACGCTCGGCCTGCTGGCGCTCGCGGGTGAGGCGCTGTGAGGCGCTGAGGAGGTGCCCGGTGTCACGGACTCCGCCGCCTCGTCGGTGTGCGCTGTGCGGCGGGCCGATGCCGGCGCCGAAGGGCACGGGCCGGATGGCGAAGTACTGCTCGGTCGACTGCCGACGCCGCGCGAACCGCGGGGCCCCGCCGCGCAACCCTGCGACCGAGGCCGCCCGGGCGCCCGCACAGCCCGCCGAGGCGGTCCCCGCGATCTCCGCCCCGCTCGAGGTCCCGGGCACCGGCCGGCGCCTGGACTACCTGCAGCGCCACCGCGACCGGCTCGACCGGCTGCTCGAGAACTGCCCCGCCGACAAGATCGTCCCGGTCTCCAAGGAGTTCCGCGACGTGCTGAACGAGATCGAGACGCTCACGGCCACGGCGCCGCCCGAGGCAGGGAGGCGCGATGAGCAGCCCGGCGCTCGCGGAGGCGGCGGAGGGCCACGTCGATCGTTCGACGCTGCCGCTATCTGAGGTCGCCCGCCACGTGGTCATCCCCGAGGGGATCGTCGACACCCTGTGGTTCCAGGTCGAGGAGCGGTGCCGGGAGTTCGGCGACACCTTCGACACCTGGCAGGACGGCCTGGGGCAGATCATCCTGGGGGTGCGCGAGGACGGGACGTGGGCCGCGACGGTCGGCGGGGTGGTCATCGCGATCCCGCGGCAGGTCGCCAAGACGTTCATCGTGGGCCGGATCGTGGTGGCCCTGTGCACGATCTTCCCGAACCTCACCGTGCTGTGGACCGCGCACCGCGGACGCACGTCGACCAAGACGTTCGAGTCGCTCAAGGCGATGGTGCGCCGGCGAGCGGTCAAGCAGCACCTGCAGCCGAGCCGCAACGACGGCATCCGGGGCACGAACGGCGAGCAGGAGATCCGGTTCCGCAACGGGTCGGTGATCATGTTCGGGGCCCGCGAGCAGGGCTTCGGGCGCGGCTTCGACGAGGTCGACATCGAGGTGTTCGACGAGGCGCAGATCCTCACCGAGAGCGCCCTCGAGGACATGGTCCCGGCCACGAACCAGTCACGGTGGCGCCACGGCGCGCTGCTGTTCTTCATGGGCACCCCGCCGCGTCCGCGCGACCCGGGCGAGGAGTTCGCGAACCGCCGCAAGGACGCGCTCGCCACCAAGCCGGACGGCGTCGTGGTCGCCGAGGCCGGCAACACCCTGTACGTCGAGTGCTCCGCGGACCCGGACGTCGGCAAGCCTGGCGGCCCGAGCCTGGACGACCCTGAGCAGATCAAGAAGGCGAACCCGTCCTACCCGCACCGCACGCCGCCGATGTCGGTGGCGCGGCTGCGCGCGCAGCTCAAGTCCGACGACTCGTGGCGCCGCGAGGGCCTGGGCGTCTGGGACGAGGACACCGCGGCGACGGTCATCAAGTCCTCGCAGTGGGGCGACCTCGCGATCGACGCCGACATCGCGCCGACCGAGGGGCCGGTCGCCTACGGCGTGAAGTTCTCCGCCGACGGCGAGCGGGTGGGGTGCGGTGTCGCCCGCCTGGCGGAGGACGGCAGCGAGCACGTCGAGGCCCTCGGGGTCGCGCGCACGTCTGACGGCACCGCGGCGCTGGTCGCGTGGCTCGCGGCGCGGGCTCACCTCGGGCGGATCCTGATCGACGGCAAGGCCGGCGCCGGGGACCTGCTGAACGAGCTGCGCACCGCGGGGGTGCCCCGCCGGCGGGTGGCCGTCATGACCACCGACGAGGCGATCACCGCGCACACCGGGTTCCTGCGGGCGGTGCACGAGGGGTCGCTGACCCACATCGCGCAGCCGGGCCTCGACGCCGCGGTCAAGATCGCCGGCAAGCGGAAGATCGGGCAGGCCGGCGGCTGGGGTTGGCAGGCCGTCACCTCGGACGGCGACGTGACGGCCCTGGACGCGGTGACGATCGCCCGGCACGCGGTGGTGACCGACAAGCGCGCCACCGGCGCGGGTCGCACCCCGGGCGGCGGGCGCACTGCCGGCGGCAACAGGACATCGAGCGGACGACGGGCGGGGGTGGTGGTGTCGTGACCTCGCAGACGATCCGGCTCCCCGGCCTGGACGAGGACGACGAGCGCACGCTGAACCACCTGGTGGAGCAGCTCGACCGGCACCAGGGCACGAACCGGCTGCTCGACGCGTACTACGACGCCGAGCGGAACATGCGCAAGATGTTCGGCGGCGTCGTCCCGCAGCAGTACTACCGGCTCGGCCTGGCGCTGGGCTGGTCGTCCAAGGGCGTCGACGCCCTGGGGCGGCGCTGCAACCTCGAGCGGATGGTCTGGGCCGATGGCGACCTCGACTCCTCCGGGTTCCGCGAGGTCTGGGACGGCAACCGTGTCGAGTCCGAGGTCGACCAAGCCATCACCGACACCCTGGTGCACGGGCTGTCGTTCGGTGTCGCCTCCAAGGGCGGGGAGCGCGAGCCCGGCGGGCTGCTGCACTTCTACTCCGCGGTCGACGCCACCGGCGACCGGAACCCCGTCACGCGCCGGCTCGACAACCTGCTGATCGCGCGCGAGCGCGGGGAGCAGAACCGGATCACCGCGCTGTCGCTGCTACTGCCCGGCCGCACGATCGCCGCAGCGATCGACGGCGGCAAGTGGGAGATCCTGGACGAGTCGGAGCACAAGTTCGGGGTGCCGGCCGCTCCGCTGGTCTACCGCCCCCGCCTGCGCCGCCCGATGGGCCGCTCCCGGCTCACCCGCCCCGTGCGGGGCCTGCAGGACGCCGGCGTGCGCGCCCTGGTGCGTCTCGAGGGGCACATGGACATCTACGCCTACCCCGAGTTCTGGATGCTCGGTGCGGACCCGTCGATCTTCAAGAACCCCGACGGCACCGCGATGGCCGAGTGGATGCAGCGCCTCGGTCGGATCAAGGGCATCCCCGACGACCAGGACCTCCTCAAGGACGAGAACCCCCTGGCCCGGGCGGACGTGAAGAAGTTCGACGCGGCATCCCCGGCGCCGCACCTGTCGGCGCTGAACGTGTACGCCAAGGCCTTCGCCCGCGAGCTGTCGCTGCCGGACTGGTCGGTCGCCCTGACCGACGTCGCGAACCCGACCAGCGCCGAGGCCTACGACGCCGGCCAGCACGAGCTCATCGCCGAGGCCGAGGGCACGATCCGCGAGCTCACCCCCGCGCTGCGCCGGCTGGTGCCGATCGCGATGGCGATGCAGTCCAACATGGACACCGTCCCGACGCAGTGGTCGTCGATCGACGCGCAGTGGCGCGACCCGCGCTACCAGTCCCGCGCCGCGCAGGCCGACGCGGGGTCGAAGGCGCTCGCGGCGGTCCCCGAGCTCGCGCAGACCGAGGTCGGGCTCGAGCTGCTCGGCCTGACCCCGCAGCAGATCGAGCGGTTCCAGTCCGAGCGGCGCCGGGCGCGCGGCACCGCCACGATCGACGCGCTGCTCGCCGCGGCCCGGCAGGGCGGCACCGGTGGTCTCGCCGGCTGACGCTGAGCGGCTCCGGCAGGTCCAGATCGCCGTCCGCAAGCTCGTGCGCCGCGAGCTGACGGCGTTCTTCGACTACCTGAACCTCTCGCGCCCCGAGGCCGCGCGGGACGCGCTGCTCGAGTTCGTGCCCTACCTGGTCGAGAAGTACGGCGACTCGGCCGCCGCGATGGCCGCCGACTGGTACGACGAGCTGCGCGCCGCGGAGAACGTCCCAGGACGGTTCCGGGCCCTGGCGCAGCCCTCGCCGTACCTCGACGGCGTCGAGGGCACCGTGCGTCGTGCGGCCGGCTCGCTGTTCACCGACACCCCCACGGCCGCCCTGGGTGTCCTGCTCGGCACCACCGAGAAGTACGTCCTGGCCGCCGCTCGGCAGACCGTCACGACGTCCGCCGACCGGGACCCGCGCGCGAGCGGGTGGCGGCGGATCACCCGCGCCGGCGCCTGCGACTTCTGCGTGCTGCTCGCCGGGCGCGGTGCGGTCTACAAGGAGCACACCGTGCACTTCGCGGCGCACGGCGGTGCCACTGGCGGGGAGTGCAACTGTGCGGCCGTCCCGGACTGGGACCCCGATGCCCCCGAGGTCGACGTGAAGCTCTACGAGGCCTCCGTGCGCACCACGGCGTGGCGTCTGGCGGCAGCCCGCGGCGACCAGCGCGCCGTCGAACGTCTCGCGCAGCACAACGCGCTCATCCAGCGCGCGATCGCCGAGTACGTCACCCACTGACCTCCCCGCGCTCGTGCGGGGGTACGCCCACGCGTGGCGGTCAACACGCGGTCACTAGGAGGTAGCAGCGATGCCCGATCTCGACAACCCCGAGGGCGGCGACGAGGGCGCCAAGGCCTACGTCCCGCCGGCCACCCAGGCCGACCTCGACGCGATCATCGGCAAGCGGCTCGCGCGCGTCGAGGCCAAGTTCGGCGACTACGACGACCTCAAGGCCAAGGCGGCCCGCCTCGACGAGATCGAGGAGGCCAACAAGACCGAGGCCCAGAAGGCCGCCGACCGGATCTCCGCCGCGGAGGCCGAGGCGGCGTCGGTCCCGGCCAAGGTCGCCGACGGCCTGCGGTCGGCGCTCGTGTCGCTCGGCGTGGTCCCCGAGGACCGCAAGGTGCTGCTCACCGCCACCGACCCCGATGCCCTGCTCGAGCAGGTCAAGGCGATCCAGGGCATCGCGTCGGACCGCATCAAGAAGACCGGCGGACGCGACGCGCTCGCCGGGCGTACCCCTTCCACCCCCGGCGGGGCGGACCCGAAGCGTGAGTGGCTTCGCGGCCTGACCGGCCGGGACGACTGACACCAGAGCCCTGAGGAGGCAGCCGTGGCAACCCTGACCACGAGCGACGTCACCCTGCCCACGCAGATCGTGGACGGGATCGTCACGAAGACCAAGACCGGATCGACCATCGCAGCGCTGTCGGGCCAGGAGCCCATGCGGTTCGGTGACGTCACGATCGTGACGTTCGACGACGACCTGACTGCGGAGTTCGTCGAGCAGGGCGGGGCGAAGTCCGAGGACGACGCCAAGCCGTCGAGCGTGGTCGCGAGCCCGCACAAGGCCGTCGTGAACTTCCGCACCAGCGACGAGTTCCTGATCGCCGACGAGGACTACCAGCTCAAGATCCTGGACGAGTTCGAGGACAAGTGCGCGCTCGCCCTGGCCCGCGGCCTGGACCTGGGTGCGTACTTCCGGATCAACCCGCGCACGGGCACCGCGATCACCTCGTGGACCAACTACCTCAACGCGACCACGAACCGCGTCGAGATCACCGCCGACTCCAAGCCGGACCTCGACTTCGAGGCCGCCGCGGGTCTGGTCATCGGCGACGGGTACCGCCCGACCGGTGCGGCGTTCGACCCGTCCTACGCCTGGACCCTGTCGACCGCCCGCTACAACGACGGCCGCAAGAAGTACCCCGAGCTCGGCCTCGGGGTCGACCTGTCCGCGTTCGAGGGACTGGCGGCCTCGGTGTCCAGCACCGTGTCCGGCAAGGCCAAGGACGGCGACGCGACCGACAACAAGGTCCGGGCGATCGTCGGGAACTACCAGCAGGGCATCCGCTGGGGCGTGCAGCGCACGTTCCCGTTCCGGATGCTCGAGTACGGCGACCCGGACAACACCGGGCGCGACCTGGCCGGCCACAACGAGGTCCTGTTCCGTGCGGAGGTCATCTTCGCCTGGCACGTCTTCGTCGACCAGTTCGCGGTCATCGAGGACAAGGTGGCGAACGCCTGATGGTCCGCCTGATCGCGCCGAACGGCGCCACCGTCAACGTCTCCGACGACAAGGCCAAGCGCCTGCTCGCGGGCAGCGGCTACAAGAAGCCGACCGCCCGCAAGAGCCCCGAGAAGACCGACGGCACCTCGCCGCACAGCACGCTCAAGGTCGCGGACCTCAAGGCGGAGATCGCACGCCGCAACGAGGGCCGCGAGCCGGACGCCCTGCTGTCCGCCGAGGGCACCAAGCCCGAGCTCGTCGCGGTGCTCGACGCCGACGACGCGGCCACCGCCGGCTCCGGCGACTGACAGGAGGCGGTGAGGATGGGCAAGTTCATCACCCCCGACGACCTCGTCCCGTTCGCGACCATCGGCCAGGCGAAGGCCGAGCAGATGATCGCGGACGCCGAGGCCCAGGCCATCCTCACCGCCCCCTGCATCCCCGAGTTGACCGTCGCACCGGCGGGCGAGCCCGACCCGGACAAGGCCGTGCGCGAGGCGAAGCTCGCCGCCGTCAAGGGCATCTTGCGTGGGGCGATCCTGCGCTGGAACGAGGCCGGCAGCGGGGCGATCCAGACGCAGATCGCAGGGCCGTTCTCCCAGACCACCCAGTACCAGGGCCGCCGGGCGATGTTCTGGCCGACCGAGATCACCGACCTGCAGAAGGTCTGCGCGACCGGCGAGAAGGCGAAGGCCTTCGTCGTCGACACCGCTCCGGCCGCAGGCGGGCACCCGCCGTGGTGCTCGCTGATGTTCGGCGGGGTGACGTGCTCCTGCGGCGTCAGCATCGCCCGCGAGCCCATCTACGAGCCCTGGTGACCGCCATGGACTTCACCCCGCTGCCGGACTGGGCCGCCCCGCACACCGTGCGGATCCGCCCCTACCTCGGCCGCTCCTCCACCGGCCCGGTCTACGGCCCCGCACGCGACGTGCGGGCGTTCGCCATGGACGAGCGCAAGGTCGTGCGCGACCGCACCGGCGCCGAGGTCGTGTCCGAGGCCGAGGTCCACGTCGACTTCGACCAGGAGGTCCCGACCGACTCCCTGGTCACCGTGTGGCCCGGCACGGGCCACGAACGCGAAGCCCGGGTCATCACCACGTCCCGGCACCACCACCCGACGATCTGGTCGTACCAGACCCTCTCGCTGACGTAGGGGGCGCTGTGGCCGACGACGTCCGGATCACCTGGAACGGGGCGCAGGCCAAGCAGCAGATCGGCCGCGGCGCCGCCCGCGGGGTCCGGCGCGCCGGACAGGACGTGCTCGACGCGTCCCTGCGCGTCGTCCCGCGCGAGGACGAGCAGCTCGCGGGGTCCGCCGCCCTCGACGTCGACGAGACCGACCTGGTCGCGGCGGTCTCCTACGACACCCCCTACGCCGTGCGCCAGCACGAGGTCGTGCGCCTGCGCCACGACAAGGGCGAGAGCGCGAAGTACCTCGAGCGGCCGTGGCGGGCGTCGCGGCGCACGACAGCCGAGACGATCGCCGCCGAGATCCGCAAGGAGACGCAGTGAGCACCGTCCGGGTCCGCGACGTCCTGCGCGGCATCGCCGCCCACCTGACCGCCGCAGGGACCGGCGTCTGGGCCGGGCCCGACGAGGTCGTCACCGCGGACCAGACCCTCATCGCGCTCAAGCGGCTGCCCGAGTCACCGGACCGGGCCATCGCGATCAGCGTCTACGACCTCGACCTCGACGTCGAGCTCCCGAGCACCGGGGTCATGGTCCAGATCCTCACCCGCGCGCCCGGCCCGGCCGACGAGGTCGACGACCTCGCCGACGACGTCATCGACGCGATGCACGCCGTCCACCACGCCACCTGGGGCTCGCTGCGCGTCGCCAGGTGCGCGCACCAGTCGACCGCTCCGCTCGGCGCGGACGACAGCGGCCGTGAGGAGCGGTCGGACAACTTCCGCATCGTCACCCAACGCCCCGGAGGCACCCCGTGAAGGTCACGCACCCCGACCCCAGCTTCTCCGGTCCCGTCGTCATCGGGCCGCTCTCGCTCGACTTCCGCGCCGGCGCGGCGTCGACCGGCGACATCAGCCCGGCGCTGCAGTCCTACCTGCAGGTCGCCGGCTACACCCTGACGGCCGACCCGGCCCCCGAGGCCCGCGCGTACCCCGACGGCCCGGTGACCGCCGACTGGACGGGCAAGCAGCTCGACGCCTACGCGGCCGAGCACGGCATCGACCTGGCGGGCGCGACCCGCAAGGCCGACAAGGTCGCGGCGATCGGCGCCGCGGCCTCGAGCACCGTCCCCGACGGCAGCACCGGCGCGGTCGTCGACCTCGCCACCAACCCGACCGACGACCCGGCCTGACCTGCCCCAGGAGGCACCTCATGAGCGAGACCCCCGTCGAGACCGAGCTCGCGTTCTCCTACGAGTACGCGATCGACGTCAACCTCGGCACCAAGGCTGCCCCGGTGTGGCAGCAGATCCGCTTCGGCTCCGCCTACGACCCGCAGGCCACGCCCGTCACCCAGGACGGCGCGACCTACGACGACAAGGGCGCCCCGAACCAGAAGAAGACCTCGGAGTCGTGGACCCTCGCGGGGACGATCCAGGGCCACCGCCTGCCGACCTCGGGGCTTTTCCTGCCCGAGGTCGAGCGGATGCTCGAGCTCGCAGGCCCCGAGGCGGTCGGCAACGCCGCGACCGGGCACTTCCGCTGGTACGACAACCCCGCCGACGCCGTGCCGAACCCGAACGAGGCCTACGAGGGCGACGGCACCGTGCAGATGAACCGGCAGAACACCGGCAACGACCAGATCAGCGGCTGGTCGTTCACCATCACCGGCCAGGGCCGCCGTCGCCGCCTCGCCACCAACCCGGCCGCCGAGGACGAGACGCCCTGACCCCCGCCCCCTGATCGCGCGCGGGGCCGGCACAGCCGGGT